GAGACCATTGTGCTCTTAGTTTTCTTTCTGTAACAGATACAGTAACTGACTCAAGGTCAAAAGAAACTTCACCAATTTTGTCTTCGAATTCTAATTCTTCGTAAACTCTATATGTTGCAGTAAAGTTAGTATTTTTAACCGCAGAACCAGCAATTGTAGTTGTTAATCCTGAATAACCGTCTATTGAACCTGCACCGATAGCACATGGTTGTTGTAAGTCAACTTCTAAGTAGATTTTACCATCAGCAGAACAGATATTGTCATATGAACCACCGTTTCCGTCAGTACCAAAAGTTGTTGATGTTTGTGCTCCGTATTGAACGATACCTTTACCATATTTTTGAGTAACAACTCTAAATAATAGGTTACCAGCACCTGCTCCTGAGAATGCACCACCCGCAGATGTAACCGCATTTACAGTTAAATCAGAAAGGAATGATTCGTTATCCATTTCTTGTCCGTCAGGTCCGATTAATTTACCAGCACCTGCGTTAGAGAAACCAGACATAATTAATAATACTTTTCTGTATTCACCTGCACTATATCCTGAAGTTACTAAATCAGCACCATTCCATACTACAGAATGTACGTTAGCTGTAAGTGCAGAATATCTACCTTTTGAATAATCAAAAAGACCTGCTGGATCTAATCCTGGTTCTGTTCCTTCGTAGAATCTATCGTAAAGGTTTGTACCTGAGTTATAAGCCGCTGCTGATTGTGCTTGTGTTGGTCCACCGTCAGCTCCGATAGGTGCATAGTGTGCGTTACCTGTGTTGTATGCTTGGATTTTAGGTACGAAGTAGAACAATTTACCGATAGGTAAGTTCATTGCTTGTACAGATACTAAATCATTAGCCAACAATTTAGAGAAAACACGTCTAACGATAGGGAAAACTACAGTTTCGAATGAACCTGAACTATCAGTAGATGACGCTTCGTTAATTAAGTGAGACGCTTGGTTTTCATATAACTGTGCCATGTTCTCTTTAACGTGTCCTTTAAGACCGTCTAGGAATCCTAATCTATCCCATTTGTTGATTGTATCTTCTTTGATAACTTTAAGGTGTTTTAAACCGATGTTACCTACAAGACCTGATTCTAATAATGCTCCCATTTTTTTATTTTTAATTGAGTTTATTTATTTATTTAATTTTTGACATCAAATCCTTCATTCTCATGAATTGAGGATTTTCGTACGTTTTACTTTCGATTAGATTGGTTGCTGAACCTGTTTGTGGTGTTTTGTTAACTTTTCTTTGAATAGATTCCGTTACTACTTCACCAACGTTCTTACCGTCTAATTCACTTTTAATTGTTTTATAAAGATTTTTAGATTCTTTAATTGATTCTACGTTATCGAATCTTCTAAGAATATTAATCTTTTCTTGTTTTGTTGTTGAGTGTTCTGTAAACAAACGTGTAGAATAAGCTAAGTTTGAATTAAATACCGCAACTTCGTTTAATTTATTTCTGTAGAAATCAAGAGCTTTTCTATATTCTTCATTTTTTTCACGAAGTAATGACATTTCTCTAACTACAGATTCTGATCTTACTTGTTTAGGTGCTGCAACTCTATTTCTTTCAGCTCTTCTTCTATATGTCATAGTTCTTGATGCTTCAGTAGTCTCACCTTTTTCGTCCCAGTTTTCTTCTAGTTCTTCGTCTTCGTCTTCAGTTTCAGTAACACCTTTTTTCATTGATTTTGGATATTTAAAATCCTTCATTTTACCAACATTACCTTTAGGTTTAGAACCTTCACCCATTTCTTTAGGTGATGATGGGTAACTGATTAAATCTTCACCTTCTTCTAAATCCCAATCTTCGTCTAATTCTTCATCTTCATCTGAAGTTTCAGTAACGCCTTTTTTCATGGATTTAGGATAACTGAATTTCATTTTACCAACTTTACCTTTAGGTTTAAATGATTCTTCCAATTCTTCATCCTCATCATCATCTTCAGATTCTTCCATTTCTAATTCATAAATGTTTTCATCTTCATCATCCGATTCGTCCATCATAGAATATTTTTTAGATGGTCTTTTAAAATCAAAGTCAACTTCTTCTTCGTCATCATTAGATAAATCATCTAATTCTAACTCATATTCAACTTCGTCATGTTTAGGTCTAGGTCTTCTTGGTCTTTCTTCAAATTCGGAAAAATCAAGATCTTCTAAATTTTCAAAACGATCTGATGAAGTTTCATTCAGTTTTGATTTCATATTTCTTTTTCTTCTTTTGTCGCTCTCCGTTTGAATGATATAGTCTTTGTTTGTGTCATTGTCAGTTAATTTAACTAATGACCCTTCTTTTTTAACTATAATACCGTCATCATCACCCATAGCTTTAAAAACTTTTAAAACTTCTTCAGGTGAAGCTGAAGTCATATCCAAAGGAGCGATTTCATCTTCATTATCATTAGGACCCATAACATCTGTAGGAACTTCAAATTCCGTTTCATCTTCGATGTCTACTCCTAAATCATCTTCATCATCTGTACCTTCTTCGTCTTCTAAGTCTTCTTCGTCTTCGTCTTCGTCTTCCACATCTACTGGAACTTCTTCTTGTTCGTACAATGACCTTTTAGATTTTTTTGAACCATTTAATGATTCCTTAACTAATTCACTGATTTCTTCCTTCATAGTAGAAGCAAGTATTCCTTTTGCGTTTTCACTGATAGCCTCTTCGACTGCTTTAATTTGTAATAAAGCTTCTTCAACTACCGATTTTTTTTCTATACTCATTATAAAAAATTAATGCGTTATGTGTTTATTTAACAAATAAATATGTTGATAATCAAAAAAAGTTTAATTATTTTATGTTTCAGACAAAATAAATTGAATAAAAACAAAAAAGGGACCCCCGTTTGGAATCCCTCTTTAAATAGATTTTATATTATTTTATTCTATTACCTCATCGATTTTACTTTCAACGATTGCAGTAATTCTCCAATCCATTGTGTAAGTTTCATACGCTTTAGTTACTTTGGCCTCAACATCCGTTGGTGAAAAACCTTTAACTAATTTTTCTTCTTTAATTTTTTTTACTTTTCCAGTGTTTTCGTCAACCATATCTGTGGTGACTCTTGCTACAAAATATTTTTCGTCCATGTCTTAATTTTTTTATTTACCCAAATAATCGGATAATCTTTTCATTAAGTCAACAGATGCACTTAAAGGATTTGAAGAATTATCTATATTTTCATTCTCAGTTAATTTTTCTTCGTATTTTGGTCTATCTTCTTTGTTAAGATAAAGGTACGCTCCTGGTGTAGACGGTGAAGAAACTAAATCAAAACATATTAATTCAAAATCTTCTTGTACTTCATTTTGTTCACCTTTTTTAACTAAAGAACCGACTCCACGAGAAGAAACCCCCATAGTCACACCCTGTCTCATCATGTTAGCAGCAACATCACCTTTAGATGATACAATACCCCTTTCATGGAAACCTGGGGTTGTTAGTAATTGTACTTTACCAACTAATACGTTATCTTCCCACCATATATCGGTTATTAAATGAGCAACTCTATCTAAATCAATAAGTGAAGATTCGGGGTGATTAAGTTCAGAAATAGCCATTCCTCTATTAATCATTTCTTTATATTTTTCTGCTTCCCTTTTTAAAATTTTTTCAGGATAAATTCTACCATTACGATTTGGTACACCATACTTCTGTAGTGTGGCATAAAAAACAAATGGTTTAGAATGGTCTAATTTACCGTAAGACTCTTTTATAACCGTATGATTTCTTGAATCATTTGGACTTATTATTCCTGCATCCCATTCTACTAAAATACCTTTACCTGTATCACTTGGACCTAATATTTTCATAATTCTTTTAATGATAAATATTATATACTTATAGTTTCTTTCATTTTTGTCTTACTTAAGCTAAAATACTTTGAATTTTTTAAGTCGTCTTTATAAATTGATTGTAGTATATCTTTTATTTTTTTTCTTAATATAAGTGACTTAAAATCAAAGCTTTGGTTATGTATAAATAACGTTATTTCAAGATTTAAAAAACTCCTTTTATTTTTTTGTATCCCACTTGTTCTTAAATCTAAATCAACTATATGTTTTTTTTCAAATGTGGTATAGTCAACCACTTCTAACATTGTATGTAAAATTTGTCTTTTTATTTCACCTGTAATTTTTGACCAATTATCATAATCATCTATAGGTTCAACCCAAGTTTGTAACACTATATAAATTGATTTTAAATTTTTGGAATCTACTGTCCCGTAATGACATTTTGCGTCGTCAAAAATGTTTAGTTTTGCGGTTTTTCCTTTTTTCATTCTTCATACCTTAATCGTTTATTGTTTAATAAAATATAATAAAATGTTTGTTGTTTGTCAAAAATGAAAAAATTACGTATATTTATATTGTAGAAACCAAAAAAATTTATGATTATAATACAAGTTAAAAATGAAAAATCTATTGAGCAAGCGTTAAAGGCTTACAAATTTAAAGTATTTAAAACAAAACAAATACAAAAATTACAAGAAAGAAAAGAATATAAAAAACCCTCCGTAAAACGAAGGGCTCAAGTACAAAAAGCGAAGTATATTCAAAAAAATTATTCAGCAGATTGATCTTTGTTATCTTCTGATTTTTTACCAAAAATCTTTTCAGTAGAAGTTAAACCCAAACACCCAAAAGCCAACATTGCAACTGCATTCACTAAAGTGTCTGAAGGTTTAATGTCTCCATGTGTATAACTATTAACATATAATGTTACACACAATGATACACCACAAAGTATACCAATAAAACGTTTAGATGATGCGTTACCGTTTGAATCTTTAAATAATCCGCCGATACCTAAAATAAATTTTTTCATAGTCCCAAATTCAATTTTCTTAGTTTATATAGATTATAATGGTCTACTTTAGACTCATTAATTTTTTTGATAGTATTTTCTATCGTTTCATTTAATGTTGAATCTTTAGATTCATTTAAATTTGTTTTTAAATTATTAATTACATTTTCTTTAAGTGAATTCATTTCTTTTTTTACGTCATCTAAACTTAACGATAATATATTATTTAATTCTTTTTTATCGGATTCGTTTAAATTTGAAAATTCTTTTTTTAATGACTCGTTTGCTATCTTTACCATAGATGTTAATGGTAAATTAGAGCTCTCCATCAATTCTTTTTTGGATTCATTTATTAAAATTGTTTTAATATTTTTTTTAGATTCTAAAACACTTTCTAAATTCTTTATTCCTGTTTTATATATTGCATTATCTATGTCAGAATAATTGTTAGATGTGACTTTATTCCAAGAGTTAATCCAAGAATCTACTTCCTTCAATCTTTTAGTTTGACTTTCTATTAGAATTTGTGAATATTCCACCGATTCATTTATATAGTCGTTGGCGATATCGTTAGGGAGTCCTTTATTTGATGATAAATCATCATAAATATAATACAACTCGGAAAGGTCTTTATTTTCTAAAACAATATGTTTGAATTCAAACATAAATCTTTTGAATGTTGGTTTTTTTGCTAATTCGATAGCGGTATTTTCTATTTTTGTTTTAATTGTACCAAAAGTGTTCATACTGTTTTAAATATAAATATTACTTATCTATCAATTTTCTTAATTTTTCATCTATTTCGATTAAAGAATTTCTACCCTTTGATAAATCAACATAATCGACTCCACTAAATAAGTTATCTTCAAGGATTAAATTCATATCATCTTTTTTAAATCTTTCAGGTACAGTATCACCCCCCGATGGTGGTTCCGGAGCCCCTCCCGATGGTGGCTCAGGTGGTCCACCTAAATCAAGTCCACCACCTAAACCTCCTGATGGTGCCCCACCACTTTCTGATTCTGTAGGTGCTGGTGCGGTTGATCCTGATTTAGTACTGTATAAGTTATCAATATTATCGAATAATCCTGTTTTAGTAATTATTTCAGGCGTTTTAGTTAATTCTGCAGAAACCGCTCTTTCAATTCTTTGTTGTTGTAAATCAAGTCTAATTTCTTCATCTGAGAATCCTAATATATGTTTCTTAGCCCAAGACGCAGACACTGGTGCCACCGAATTTTGTATTTCAGCAACGGCATCTTTGTAAAGTAACATTTTTTCTTTCCAAACCTCAACACCTAATAAATCGGCTTGTTTAGAAGGGTTGTGTAATCCTAATGTAAAATTAGTTAACTCGTCTTCAAACCCCAATAAAAATAAATGTATGATTGCTATTTTATTTAATTCTGCAATCATCGATTTTTGAATTCTATTAATAGTTCTTGCAAATCTAATGTCTAATAACGATAAGTTCTTACCGTCACCCACTGCTTCTTCAAAACCTAAATACGCTTTAGGTATTCTTAAAGAAGTCACTAATTTTTTCTGTATATATTCAATATCGGCAATTTCACCCATATTTTGTCCGCCTGGTAAAGTCTCAATCGGGTTAGATGCTCCTGGGTCCCTAACAGGAATAAAATAATCCTGATCAACCGCCAACTGATTGTACCTCATATCGACATTACCCGTTTTTGGGTCAGCTACTTGGTCCCTTCTAAATTTATTGGCAACTCTTTGAACATACGCGTCAACATCTTTATCGTCCATATTACCAACAAAAACTTTAAATACCCTTCTTTCAGGTGCTCTTGATAAACGATATATTAACATAGCATCTTCACAAAGTAGTAATTGTTTCCAAATACGTCTTGCCTTTTCTAACATAGATGTACCATAAGGTAGTTTTCTATCATCACCTAAAATTCTAAAGTGACCAATTTCCCAAGTATTAAATTCCATGTTTTTTTCTTTCCACGTGAATTTTAGTGCATCGTTTTCTGTTTCTTTTGCGTAAACATCTGCACTAATTTTCATACCCCTTTCGATCCTTTCTATTTGTATGTTAGGTAATTGCTGACAACCAACAATCCCTTGTTCAGGATCTAATTTTAAATAAACAAAATTATCCCCATATTTACATGTGTTTCTTGTCCACATAGGTAAATTCGTATTTATATCCAATTTATTATTAAATAAATCGGCCAATACTGATTTTATTCTTTTTGATTCTGAATATATTTTTAATATGTGTCCATCTTGGTCCGGTGTTGTCGATTCTTCGGCATATATATCTAAAGCGGCAGAAATTTCAGGTGTATATTCCATTGATTCATAATCATAGTACGACGCAATCCTTGTTGGTTCATAGTATACAGCTTGTTGGTATAGATTACTCTCAACTTTTTCCCATTGTTTTCCAATGTACATTGTTTGTTGAGACTGTAATTTTTCTCTTTCGTATTCTGATTTATCGTTAGTCTTTAAAAGTTCTGTTTTATCGAATTTAAAAACAGGTCCTTGCTGGTCTAATGTTGAATTAGGACCAAAAACCCTACCTAACCTTTGCCAAACTGTATATTTATTTTCTGCCATAATTTTTTATTTTAAAAATAGTATTGAAAAGTTCAAATTAAACCCTTCTATTACCGAATAACCATAAATACTTTTCATAATCACTTTGTGTTACAGTATTCCTTTGGTTACCATATTTACCGTAAACATCTACGGGTATTCCGGGATTAAAATTTTGGTGAGAATCTTTAAATTCGTTTTTATCTGTGGTCCATGAATCTATCATGGCCTTGGCTTGATCGGTAGACTTTTCCAATTGAGCAAAAGAATTTTCACCAACATAGATAGCCATAGCCAATGCCATTATTAAATCATCGTGTTGTCCTTTTTGATGGTCAGGTCTACCATTAACATATACAAAGGTGTTTAATTCGTTAAAAAGTCTTTGGGATCTAACACCAAAATTGTATCTTAAAGATTCCTCAAACGCCGCGATAATCTGAACCCTTTTTGAATTGAAATTTATTCCCGGTATTTTATCTTGTGTTTTTGGGTCCCATTTCCATTTATCGGCAGGGTTTACACCATCCACATATAGGTTCTTATAACCAAGTTCTTGTAATTTTCTTGATGTGGCAACCCCCATACCACCAGTTATATCCGTAACAATAAAGGTATTATATAGAATTGCCCATCGATAAGCGATATCAGCAACAACGTCAGGTGGAACCTTACCTATGTATTCAACAACTTGCTCTCTTTCATCAAAATCAATAATAGTGAATGTTGTAAAATCTTCACTATCACCACGGGAAACGTCCATACCCATAATGTATTTGTGATTGGGGATAGGGTCTTTCCAAACCCATAGAGCACCTCCCATTAATTTTTCCTTTGGTTCCTTAATTTGTTTTTCTTTTATTGATTTCATAGTTTCAGGTGGAATTACGTTATCCCCTGAACCTAAAAAGTTACATTCTAACTCTTGTGATATTTTTCTTTTATCGAATTTTAATTTTTTAGCCATAGCTTCAAACCATGAACTGTAAGCCTTATAACCCTCGTTTTCTACTTTTTCTTTTATATCTTCAAAATCCCTATCACTTACTTTGATATCACCATAGTCTAAGGTTATTTCACTATCAATATACTCCGCCCTATTTAACATATAATGAACAATATCATCACATTTAATAAGTTTTAAATCTTTTGAGTATCTTGGATCCCTAAACCAATACATTTCAGTAATTTTAAAGTCATTCATACCTTTTACCGCCTGACTATAGATTGAATAATATATTGGGTCAAATCCGTTTGGTGTTGAAATAACGATAACCTTACCACCTGTTGATAGTGATGCCATACAAGCGGACCAGAAATCTTCATCAGCATTAATATACGCAGCTTCGTCAAATATTAATATAGTTGGGGTATATCCCCTAAGAGCATCTTTTGATGTTGCAACTGCTTTAACTTCACACCCATTTGTTAATTTAAAATGTCTTTGTGAATTTTTTTCAGCTGAAAACCCTACACCTAACCATTTTGGCCATTGCTCCACAAACGCACGTACTTTATTTGCCATTTCCACGGCAGTATCCATTTTGTTAGCAATTATTAGGATTTTTTCAGGTTTTTCTTTACGAGCAAAAACCATTCTTTTAGAAGCCCAAGCCGAAGTCACGGTTGACACACCCGCCTGTCTATACTTCAATGCGATATTTTCTTCACAAGTGTCATAATCCTTAACCAACGTAACTTGGTCATTAAATAACTCAAGTGGTACGTATCTTGATTGTGTATTATCGTATGTTTGTAGATAAGTTTTTAATGCGTATGGAGTGTCTTTAAGACATTTCGCATATTCTAATAATATTTGTTCTTTTGACAAAGACATTCATTTCTTATTTTCTTTTTAACATTTTTAAAAGGTCCGCCTTAGTTGTTTCAGGATTTAAATGTTTTTCGACTAAACGTAAAATACTTTCTTCTAATTTTTTAACGTCTTCGTCTTTGTCTTTCTTAACTTTATTTGGTAACCCTTTATGTTTTGTGGATGCAAAATCTTTTACATCTTTCTTTTTCATTTCTTTAGCGGCTTCGCCAGCCCTATCTTTTTTAGGTGTATCACCTTTTTGCATTCCTCTAACAATTCCAAAAAATTGTTGTTGTTTTTTAGATAAAGCCTTTTCAGTTACTTCACCTTCAGTTGTTTGTGTTATAATTGTTTTACCGCCATCATTAGTAACAGCGTTGTCCCCTGTTACTGTTGTTTTTGAACCTGGAGCCAATTCTATTTGTTTTACTGTTTTATTAGTAACTTTAGGTGCCGGTTGCTCCTTAAACTCTTTTTTAGTTTTTTCATATAATAAATTAATTTGATTATTATCAAATCTTTCTAAGGTTAGAATACTAAAACCTTCTCTAAGTAAAAATTCAACTTTAGGGTTAATATTTTTCATCTGCTACTAAATTTTTTTCCCATTTTAATACGACGTCTCTTTCGTATAATTTATTTTCAACCGTTTCTACACTATCACCGTAGTGAAAAAATAATCTTTTTCTTTTATGTATTAATATGTCATCACTGTCCGATCTTTCATATGCTAAAGATATTATACCATCTACCGCATCGTAAACCCCAAAAAAATCAGAATTTTGTATTAATTCTAATTGTACTTCTGAATTTTTTAAAACACCAACCTTTTTAATATAATTAATGTCAGGTGGTAATGGTTTACCCGATGCTGGTTCAGCATCCCAATCATCACCCCAAACATCATCTAAGTCTGAAAATATAAATTCATATATATTATCACCCTTATAGTTTGGTCCTAATTCATTAACATATACTAATATCATAAAATCCTTCCTCTTGGAGTTACTTTTATTTGTTTTCCATCAACAGAAAATAATAAGTTTTCTTTATTTGTTTTACCAATAAATTTAGCATTTTCATTTTCTTTTAAAACGATAAAAGAACTTAAACGTTGTTGTACACTTTCACTCATCATTTCAATTTCTTTTTTAACACTAATTTTATCTAATTTTTTCTTTAAAAAATCTTTTTTCTTTTTTTCTTCTAATATTGGTTTTTCTTCTGGCTTAATATCAAAATATTTTGTTAATACCTTTTCAACCATAGATTCAGTTTTAATTTCATCCGTTGGATTTGATAATGGTTCTTCTACAGGTAATTCATCGTCACCTGGCATCGGTTCTTCATCGAATGACAAATCTTCTTCATCACTTAAATCCAAATCACCTTCATTACCCACATCATATTCGTCATATTCTTCTAACTTATCCAAAATATCATCTCTATCTTCATCATCAAGTTTTGATAGATCAATAGCAGAAATAATTGAATTAATTACGTATTTAATGTCTTGAGAATCTAAACCTTTTTCTTTATCAAAAGATCTTATTTTTTGGCTTAATCTACCTGTAAGTTTTTGAATAGTTTTTAAACTTGATGGTCCCCCATTTTCATCTTCGGATTCATCGTCAATTCCTGGTAATGGTTCATCATCTTCGGATTCATCATCTTCACCCGGCATTGGTTCTTCACCCGGCATTGGTTCTTCACCCGGCATTGGTTCAGAATCACCTGTTGGGTTAAAACTTTCTGAATCGTCAGGTGCCATTCCTAAATCACTTGGTAAATCAGATGGTGCGTTTCCATCATCCGGTGGAGGCGGTATCGCAGCATCATCAGAAGGCATTGGTGCTGGTGGAGGTGGAGGCGTTGCTGCCATATCCGACGGCATTGGTGCCGGTGGAGGTGGAGGTGTTGCAGAATCGGTTTTTGGTTTATTCTGCTTTAAAACGAATTTTTTTTTTACTTCAGGTTGTTCACCTATAAGGGAAATACCTTCTTTGTTTTCAAACAATCTATTAATTTCGCCGGCCATTAAATTTAATTTTTTCATAGCCTCAGAATATGATTTATAATATTTTCTATGCTGTATAGGGTCATTATAATCAAGTGTAGATTCATTTAATCCTTTCTTTATAATATAACCTAATTTTTCTCTTACAATTCCGTAGGTGTTCCCGTCGGCTAAATCAATTGTATAATTTAGTGTATTATTATTGTTGACTTCATTTTTAGGGGATTCGTTATAACGGGCAATTTCCATTATTCTTTTTATTTTATCAATCCCTTCCAATTTTTCACTACCTAGAGGTCTTAAATCTGCCATCTTATTTTTTTTAATTTGTTTAAGCCATTATGTAACAAATAATGGATTTATTATTTATATAAATATAACATTAATTAATAAATTTACATTTATTCAAAATTTTCTTGTTCTAACGATAATTTCTTATCGGCAATTTCATTTTTAAAGTTTTCAAGTTTAGTAATATAACCATTACGTCTTAGAAATTTAAATACTAAATTTTCATAGGAATATTCACCTTCTTTAGATAAACCACAAGTCCTATACTTTCTTAACTTATCTTTGTATTTGCTAATTAGTTTAATGGCCTCTGTCAAATCTTCATCTTTTGCGGTTTCAATAACACCGTCAATTATATCCATCCATTGATTTGCCTTACTTTTTATTTTTTCTGCATCAACAGTAAAAGATTCTTTTTTTGGTTTTCTTATCCATTCATTATTCAATAAAGAAAATGAACCTGAACTTTTTTCTTGTTCGGCAATGTCCTGAACAAATAGTTCTGTTTCGTAACCTTTTATTAATATATTATGTGCCGCGTTAAAAACTGTTTTTTTAAGTCTAAACAATTCTTCATAAATGTCTTTCTTATCACCAGCTTCATCAAAATCGTAAACAATATGTATATCAAAATCAGAAAATTCAGACCAATTATAACCAACTAAAGAACCTATTAAAATTATATCATGAACAAAAAAATCAACATCTAAATAATCAATAAAGATATCGGCCACTTCTAAAAGACGTTTATGTATTTCAGGTTTTAATTTTTCTTCTTGCCCGTCAGGGTCACCCATACGTTTTTCTTTTGGTAAATACCAAATGTCGGGATTTAATTCGTCTTGTAAATAAAAACTATTTATAATTTTTTCTGTACTGGCCATGTATATAAATATGGCTTAAAATTTATTTATCTAATTTTTTATATTTGTAGTTTTTTGAAATTTGAGTATTGAAAAATTTACCCTGTGAATCTGATAATCTAAATTGAGCATATATGTTATGTGGTACTTCATCGTATTCATATTTCATACCATTTTTAAATTCAGTTATTAATTTTTTTGTTTCTGAATCATATGTTGTTCTAACTAAATTACTTGATTCTATTTCACACACTATCTTCGTGCCGTCTATTGTTGTGTTCTTTATTGCCATAATTAATCATTTAAAGGTGTTACTTCATCTATTTTTTTTAACTTATCTTGAAGATAGTCAGTCAATTCAATGTTGTCAACATCAAAACCGTATTCCCTAATTGTTTTAAAAATATTATCCCTTTCATTAGAAAATATTTGAAATAACCTCATTAAATCTTGAGGATAGTATGGTGGTTTTTCCAAATCCTTTGATGACCATTTTTCTCTTTGAAATATTAGGCGAATATTAAAATATATTTCAACTAATTTATCGACTATACCTAATTCTTCTATAAACTTTTTCCATGCGTCCATTATTATAAATATTTTACCAATTAAAATTTTTATGTTGATTAATTTATTAATTTGGGTTATTTTTTTTTAAATACAAAAAACTATGATTGAATCAGTAGACGGAAGTGACAAGTCAAAAAACAAAAGTCAGGAAACACAAACAAAGACTCCTGTATTAGATAACTTTTCAAGGGACTTAATTAAGTTAGCCGAAGAAGGAAAATTAGACCCTGTAGTAGGTAGGGAAGATGAAATTAATAGAATTGCTCAAATTCTATCAAGAAGAAAAAAGAATAACCCAATTATTTTAGGTGAGCCTGGTTGTGGTAAAACAGCAATTGTTGAGGGTTTAGCTAAAAAGATTTTTGAAGGGGATTGTCCACAAAATTTATCAGGAAAAAGAATAGTATCTTTAGATATGACTTCTATTGTTGCAGGAACAAAATATAGAGGACAATTTGAAGAACGTATGAAAGTAATTATTGAAGAACTTTATGCGAACCCTGATATCATTATTTTCATTGATGAAATACATACAATGATTGGGGCGGGTAATGCTTCAGGTTCTATGGACGCATCTAACATTTTTAAACCAGCACTTTCTCGTGGCGAATTACAGTGTATAGGAGCAACAACACTTGAAGAATATAGAAAAAATATTGAAAAGGACGGAGCATTAGAAAGAAGGTTCCAAAAAGTAATGGTAGATCCATCAACTAAAGAAGAAACATTACAAATTTTACAAAACTCAAAAGAAAGATACGAAGAACACCACAAAGTTAGATATACGGATGATATTTTGACATTATGTGTTGAATTAGCTGATAGGTACATTACAGATAGGGAATTTCCAGATAAAGCCTTTGACATTATAGATGAGGTTGGAGCTAGATCACAAGTAGAAATAAAGTTACCTGAGATTATTGAAGACCTTAAAAAACAAGCACAAGAAATTAAAGATGAAAAAATAAAAGTAATAAACAGCCAACGTTACGAAGAAGCTGCGAATCTTAGAGATAAGGAAAGAAAAATTTTGTCAGATTTACAAAAAGAAAAGGAAGAATTTGAAAAAAATAGAAACCTTAATAAAAGAGAAGTAACAGAAGACATCGTCTATGATGTTGTTTCATTAATGACAAAAATTCCAATAAGTAAAATTAGTACTGATGAAACGGAACAACTTAAAAGTCTAAAAGAAACATTAAGTAAAAAAGTTATTGGTCAAGATGATGCAGTTTCAAAAATTGCAAGGTCAATACAAAGAAATAAAATTGGTTTGAATGACCCAAAAAGACCTATATTTAGTGGTTTACTTATTGGTAACTCTGGTGTTGGTAAAACAGAACTAGCAAAACAATTAGCGAAGCACATGTTTAATACTGAAGACGCGCTTATTAGATTAGATATGAGTGAATTTTCAGATAAAATTGCCACGTCCAAACTTACAGGAACATCACCAGGTTATGTTGGATATGAAGATGGTTCACCGTTTTTAAATAAAATTAAAAACAAACCATACTCAGTTATTTTGTTGGATGAAATTGAAAAGGCTCACCCTGAAATTTTTAATGTCTTTTTACAAATGTTAGATGAAGGGTTTTTAACTGACGGACACGGAAGAAAAATCAACTTCAAAAATTGTATAATTTTGATGACATCAAATGTTGGGACAAAAGTTGTTCAAGATTTTGGTACCGGTGTTGGGTTCTCAACGAACACTAAAATCGAAAGAAAAGACGATGAAATTAAATCTTTACTTGAAAAAGAATTATTTAAAAAGTTTGCGCCTGAATTCATTAACCGATTTGATGAAATTATCTATTTCAAAGATTTAAATGAAAATGATTTATTGCAGATTGTTGATCTTGAATTAAACAAAGTTTTTGATAGGGTTAAAAATATTGAATACGATGTTGAAGTAGATGACACATTAAAGAAACATTTAATTACTATTGGTACGGATACTAGGTTTGGTGCAAGAATTCTTAAACGTACAGTACAAAAATGGGTTGATGATGCGATAACTGAATCAATTCTAACGGATAATCCAGAAAAAGGTTCTAAATTCGTTCTTTCATACAATGAAGACGAAAAGAAAACAGACGTTAAAATAAAAAAACCAACAAAAAGAAAAATAAAACCTTAATATTTTTTTTATTGTTAATAATTTTATTATCTTTGTAAAAAAAAGATACGCCATGTTTGATTTAGAAAAATTTAAAGAGTTATTATCAGTTCCATCAAAAACATATCAAGAAGAAGATATGGTTGAATATATTTGTGATGAACTTAACACTATTCCAGGCGTGTCCTACTACCGGGACGAAATGATGAACATATATGCAACAAAGGGGGAACTTTCAGAAGGGGAGTTCTACCCGATGTTCATAGCACATACAGATACCGTTCACCAAAAAGTAGATAAGATTATAGTTAAGGAAGAAACCCTTATTAGACCAAACACTTTTGGTAAACAGTTTAATAATAAAATGGTTCCTTGTCTAAAAGCTTATACTGAAGACAATAAACCTACGGGTATTGGTGGTGATGATAAATGTGGTGTTTTTATCTGTTTAGAACTTTTAAAAACATTGGACAAAGTTAAAGTCGGTTTATTTGTTTCTGAAGAAACGGGATGTCACGGTTCATCTAAATGTGATGAAAACTTTTTAAAGGATGTTGGTTATATTACTCAATATGACGCACCTGGAAATCACTTAATTACCGAGATTTGCTCGGGTGTTCGTCTTTTTGAACGTGATAGTGAATTTTTTGAAAAGGTTTTACCTGTTATTGAAAACACTTTTGGTAATGAAATGTTAGTTCAGTCTCATCCATATACTGACATTTCACAGCTAAAGAAAAAGTCTGATGTTTGTTGTATTAATATTTCTTGTGGGTACTATAACATGCATTCAAACCAAGAATTCATTTCAATTGAAGACGTTAAAAATGGAATCGAAACGGGCAAAAATATGGTAAAAGAACTTGGTTACCGTAAATATGAATATGTTTATAAACCAATAACGTATACGCCACAAACAGTAATGAATTCACTATTACAATATAGTGATGATTATGAAGACGAAGACAATGATGTGCATCAGTTAGAAACTGTTGACGTTATCGAAGAAAAGAGTGGTATTACAATTTCTGAAATATATGAAGGTGGGTCACTTTTTATTTGTGACGATGATTTACCCTATCTTTTTGAAATATTAAAGGACCGTCTTTTGAAGAAGTTTTAAATAGTGTTCTCTAAAATCTTGTACGTCAAATAAACTTTCATTATTAAGTAGGTTGATTATATTATCAATACTTGACCTACCTTTTTTATATGACCAATTATTACCAATTCCAGCAACATTAAAATCTATTTTTAATGTTTCGGGATCAATACTATTAATTCTAATTTGAAACTTTTTATTTTTAGACTTTATCCAATCACCAACACCACCAATACTTGCAACTTTATTAATTACTTCTAAATATTTTTTATTATAAAATTCACTATCTTCAATATTTTCTAAAAATTTATCAAAAATACGATTTAGCTCACGAGAAAAAACCCTATGGAATTCATCATCATCCCAAGCGTAATGTTCCATTTCGTAGTATTCAGGAAGATGTTTTACGTTAGTTTTTTGTAATGCTTCAAATAGTAGATCTAAAAAATTATCATTTTCAGTACCAAATCTTACAAATAATAAAATAGCTGAACCCCAATCCATTGTATATTTCCAAAAACAATATCTTTGTGAATCATTTTCAATTCCAAGATCGGTTAAACAATTACAATATGTTTTTTCAATATATTTAACCGATGAATCACTAACAGCAGAAACCCTACCATCTATATATGCATCAAAAATATCACCCTCAAGACCTAAAGTGGAAAGTAAATCGGAAATATTTTTACTTTCACTATCACTTACTTGTAAAATACCATTATTATTATCTTTAATTTTATTACTAAGTTGTGGTGAAGCAAAGTCTAAGATTTCTTTTAATCTTTTTAAATCTTCACCATTAAATGATTGTATGACATAACCTTCTTCCCAATCCTCAGAATACCTACCATCAAATTCATCATACCAACTCCAATTACCAGAATACATTGATTCGTAACTGCTAGCATCCCACTCACCATCACTACCTTCTGCATAATAATCAGGAAAAAAGAATCCTAAAAATTCTTTTAAACCATCAAATTTAAAATGTATACCATCGTAATCTATATCTATAAACTCTGAATAATCCTTACCTTCAGAATTAAAAAATTCAACATCGTAGATGTCAATTTTTCTTTTATTAAGTGCTAGAATTTTTTGGAAGTCATTTAACTCGACTTCTTTATTTTCTTCTTGCTCGTATAAAAATCTTTTTTTAAACATATTTATATAAATATATTGGATAATCAAAACAAATGTATTATCTTTGTATAAGTTCTTTGAAAATATGGGGGTGTTTTTGGATTTGACAGGTATTGGCTGAGGAATAAGGGCACGTAGAGACTGAATTAATCTCTTTAAAAACTGATTCACACTTATATACGGCAACGTACTAGATAACCTTTCAGTGGTTGGTTTAATTGCAACTGAGCAAGTTACTGTAGCTTAAGTTAAGCACGGAAACGGGGGGTCGGTGGACATATAACCTAGCAACAGAAGTCTTTACAAAGGTGTGGTTTCTA